GGACGGCTTGCGCAGATCCAGCAAGTTGACGAGCAGTGCGTCACAGCGCCGGACATCGTTGAAATCGCGCATCATTATTCCGCGCGACGTGAAGAACGCGCCGCGGCCAGCGTAGTCGTTGAAGTCGGTGCTGATCTTCTGCTGGCCGTACAGACTGTCCTTGGCGCGCATCGGGTCCAGGCATTCGATGCCGCGCGAGGCAAGCGCTTCGGCAGCTTCTACGCGCCATTCAACCGCGTCGATGCCTGACAGGCCAGCGATGCCGCCGGCGAGGTACACGATTGGCTTCATTCGGCCGCTCCGTCTCTGAAGGTCGACCGCTGCGGCGTGTAGCCCTTCGGGTATCGGGCGCGCAGCTTGTCCACGTTGTGCTGCATTACGTCTTCCAGCGACAGGCCAAGGCGCGTGCAGCAAGCGGCCACGTACCACAGCACATCGCCGAGTTCCTTTTTCCACTTCTCTACGTCAAGCCCCTGCTGGTGGAAAATCTGCTTCTTGGCGAGTTCGGCGACTTCGCCCGCCTCGCCAGCCAGCCCGATTGCGTTCCACACCAGCATTACCTGGTCCGGCGTTATCTGGAAATCTGGCGACGCGATCAGCGTGCGCTCTGCAAGCGCTTGGTACTCGTTTGCCTTCATTTCGATTTCTCCATTCCGTACCTCGCTATCAGGAGCGCTTCCGCGCGGCCGTGGTCCTTCTTCTTGCTCAGGTCAACGCCGGGGTACAAGCGCGACGCCAGACCGCGAGCCTGGTCCTTGTCTGGCCCCAAGCCGAAATGCTTCTTCCAGGCCGCAGGGTTGACAAGCTCGACGGGAATACCGAGCGCGGCGGCAACGCCTGCGACGCCCCAGAACGACATGCCAAGGCTGAACATACTGCTGACACCCTGGCCGGGGAAGGCGTTCACGCGTTCCATGAACATCTTGCAGTCGTCTTGCACGGGCAGCAGTTGCAGCATCAGGCTGAGCGCCGGAAGATCGACCGCGCGCTTGACGCTGCCCGTTGTGCTGTAGGCGAACGTCGGCATGTCGAGCGAGCCGGCGCTGGAGCCGTTGATGCGCGCCACGCCACCAGTCAATCCAGGGTCCACGCCGATGTAGATCATGTCGCAATCGCCTCGTCGATGACTTCCTTGCACGTGTAGCCTCGCTCGGCCCAGTACCCCTCGTCCACCGGGACGTGCTCGTGCGTGGTGCAGAAGTACAGGTCGCCCGAGTGGTAGAAAATGGCGAACTTCGCGTCCGGCGCACCGCCGAGCTTGACGAGGTTCGAGCGCAGGATGGACTTCATTCGGGGACTGCCGCCCACTCTGTAACGTTGTCCCACTCCCAGCACTGCCCGTCGTCCTCGGGGTCGTCCCAATACTGGAACGCGGCAAAGGTGTCCTCGTAGCCTGGGCGCTCCCAGCGTAGTTCACCGATGCGCACCTTGCCGTTAACCATGATCAGCACCGGCGTCTCGTCGGTCGGCAGTGATTCCTTCGTGCTGCGCCATACGGTGCCGCTCATTTGGCGCAGTTCCGGCGCTTGGCTGCGGCGCGTTTATCCATCGCCACGAAGTGACGCGACGGATGCCGCGGACGCTTGCCGCCCTTCCCGCGCGATTCGTAGTTGGGCACCAGTGACAGCGCCAACTGCCGCGCCGTGCCGACGTAGGTCATCGCCACGGCGATCATCGCGAACACCGCCTTGCTTCTGGAGAACGCCGCTGCTCTCATGCAACCTCCTGTTTGTCTATCGAATCCGGCCGCTGGCGGAATCCTTCCAGCCCGGCGAGGTTTTCGGGACTACCGAGCTGGTTTAGCGCGTCCGGCTCGATGGTGGTTTTGTCTACGAGGAAACCGCCCGTGTACTTTGGCCAGTACCTACTGACGGTGCCAGCATTGGCATCTATGCACAGCAGCGCGGGCTTCAATCGAAGCTCAATTCTGCTGAGTCGCGGGTGACTACCGGGCGGCGCTCGAACGTGGCGCGCGCAGCTTCGTCGCTGTCCACGAGGCAGTAGCCGAAGCACTGCTCGCAATCACAGCCTGGCCTGGGATTACCGCGGCGGCCGTTGTCGAATACCGCCGATGTCAGGTGCTGGATGGCGAGGCCGGTATGCAGTTTCATTTCCACGGGAGTTTCTCCTTTGTGTGAACGAAAATTAAACTACCGCGTTCACTGTAGCCTGATGCGGGAAACTATGCAAGAATTATTTGCGGCGCGCGTTTGATTAAGATCAACTGTGTTGACAATTACATCGACCCCGGTTTGACAATTGTCAAAGCCGCTGGCGTTTTCTGTGGTGGGGCCGGGGTGCTGCAGGCTGGCGGCGAATACCGCCGAGAGAAGTGGGCGCGTCATGTAATAGAGTACCGGAATACCGGGCGTGTGTCAAATCATTTTATTCCGGGCAAGAAAAAGCCCGCGCGAGGCGGGCTTTGTTGTGGCGCTGGGCCAGGCTACGGTTTTAGATTGTTCGCCTTGCAAAAAGCTTTGACGTACTTCTCGACATTGGCCGTGGCCTTGATCGCCGTGCCTCTCTTCTCGATAAACTTCGCATCGGCGTTCGCGCGAGTGCCACCAAGCTGGCCGCCTGGGAAAGCGTAGCCGAGATGCGGGTCAAACCGCGACGTGCCGCCGGCGGGCAAGTGCATGCGCATGTCGAGCTTCGCGCGCTGGCGGTACGCCTCGGCGCCGCAGTGCGCCCAATGCGCTTTATACGCCTTGTCGGCGGGAATGTTGGCGCGGCCGAATACCGTAGACGGCGCGCGCTCGCCTTTGGGCCATTCGCCAAAGGGTTTGTCTGCGTACTTAGACGTTTCTTTGCAGCTAGTGCAATCGCACATTTTACATCTCCCTAGTTGACTAAATATTTTAGCACGGCGCTACTGCAGCAAGCAGCGCTCGATCGTTATAGCAGCCCAGGCGCCTAGACAGACAGCGACCACGAAGGCGACCGCGTATAGGATTTTCAATTGAACCACCGCTGCTGGATACCGCGGCCGAACTCGCGCGCAAAGCGGGTGCGCAGCCAGTCGCCTGCGCGCTGCTTGTTCTTGCCGCCGTTGGCGTGCGGGTAGTAGTCGCGCTCGCCGTCAACTATCTTGGACGGCATGCACTCGCGCATGTAGTACCAAAGCGCAGAGGCAAGCACCGCGGCCGCGGCCTTGCGGTACTCGGTAGGCCAGTACTGGCCGGTGCAGTAGTCGAGCTTGACGACAGGGTTGCCGGCTTTGTCGTGGGCTTCCGTCAATGTCAGCCGGCCGCTGTAGCCACGCGGGAATGCCGCGATCAGGGCTTCAGCCGTTATGCTATCGCGCAACTCCACGGCACGCATGAGCACAAGCGCGTCGGCGCGATCCTTGGTTATGCTGCGCAGCTCAGCGCGATATGCGCGCCAGTCGCCATAATTGCCGAATTCAAGGCCGGGTCTCTGATTGACCCAGCGGCGAAGTGCATCAAGTATCAGTCGTTTAGTAAGCATTGCAACGCTCCTATCGTGAATACCGGGCATCCGGCCGGCGCGGTCAATCCACACTCCGGACGGGTGCTTGATAGCTGCCCGTCGAGGGTGGGGACTGCTATCGGTAAAATTTCGCATTAGGAAACTGCTCCAGCACGGACTTCCGCGCGGCCGTGCGATCGATGCTGCGACAGTACATGATCTGCTGTTCCTGTTCGCCATTGCCCCAGGCGCAATACAGCGGGTACATGCCCGCTTGATAGTCAGGGCCGCCCCAGTATGCGCCGCCTTGATCGTAACAGCAGTCAACCATAGGCACGCGCTGCAGGCGGAACTTGACCGCGGCTTGCGATTCCGTTCGGTTCTCGCGACGGCCCATTGGTGCGCCGTATTTGCTGGAGCATGGGATTTGGAAGGGTTTCATGCGCGCACCTTGAACGGGTTACGGGCGGATTGCTGGGCGTCCTGCAGCAAGGCGAGCACGCCTGATTGATCCATGCCGCTATCACCTTGCAAGTCAACTAAATCCCCGTTGCGCTTTTCGAATTGCGCCCATATCGCGCGCCTTGATCCGAAGCACGGCCAGCGCGCAGCGAAGTCTTCCACCTCGCGCGCTGATATGTTGACGCTGTATAAGCTACCGTTGTCGCGGTATCTCATGATTGCCCCCTCAATTCCCCCTGCGGTTCATTGGTCAAGCCGTCAAGCGCTAGCTCTGCCTCAACTACGCGCTTGTAGGTGTCGCCGTGCGGACTGCCATCGCGGCCGAAGTCTATGCCGTGCAAGCTGTTGACTATCCGCCGATCGCTGTTATACATGGCGCACTGCCATGTTTGCCACGGATCATTGTTCCGGCCGCCGTCCTCGTTGTCGTCAATCCAATCAGACGATAGGCAATCCGGATCAATGCTCCAGATGTAAAAGAATCCGCCGTCGCGCGCCTTGCGCTCTACTTCCGCCAGGTGGCGCGCGTTGCGTATACGGCCCTGCATCTGGGTTTCCGTTGCGGGGTTATAGGATTGCCCCGCGTGTTTGAGAAAGAATTGATAGGGGTTCATGATTGCCCCCCTAGCTCGCCGGTTCCGCCGTTCTCGATCGCGTCATCTTCCGCGTAGGCGGATTCAATCCGGCCACTGCAGTGGTCGCAATACAGCGCGGGATCTTCCCAGTTCACGTCAATGCCCGCTACTTGCCATCCTGAGCGGGAATTATCGCGGGTATCGGCAATAACAAGCCGCGCGTTTTCTTTGGCGCAAGTCTTGCACAGACATCCGCCATCGTTGCACACTGCGAACAGTGGATATCCGCCGGGCCATGCGTAAGGCGCGCGGACAAAACGCTTGAATTGTTCTATCGGGCTTTCGGGTTTCGTTTTCATTTTATTTATGCTCCGATGTGCGATTGTAGAACGGCGCCGGTTTGATTGGCTGATATTGGCGTATCATGATTGCGCCTAGTCCACTACGCAAACGGCGAATTGATCGAGCGCCAGGCCGTACCACGCTGCGGTGTAGTCGCGCGCCGCGGTCAAGCTGGGCGCTATGCAATCCCATTGATTAACGGGATTGTTACGGATCACTATGCGGAAAGTTTTCACTCTGTACCCCTCGCGCCTTTAACAGTAGGCGGATACTGTCGCGCAAGATGGCGCCTTACAAATCTTGATACCAGTTTTCCATGCGCACCATGCTGCAGAACACTGCGCGCCGCGCGTAACGCATCGCGGCTTGCGCGCCTTTGATGCGGTACAGGAACAGCGTGTTGTGTAGGATGCGCATGATTGCAATATAAACCTCTCAAATTGATTTGTCAAGCCCTAATGCAAAATAAATTACGGACCCTGTACCAGCGGTCCGCAAAAGATCAACACTGTTGACTGTTACGCCGCTTTGCGCAAGCCTTCGTCTGACGCTGGCGCCGCAGCTGCAACGCGCACCAGCAATCTAGCCGCAGGCTTCGCCGTGTAGACCGCCAGCAGGCGCGCCAAGCTCTTTTGCATAAGCTCGCGCTGGACAGGCTTCAGGCTTGAATAGACCACGGCGACATCATGCAGCAGCGCGCCGTTCAGCTTTCCCGGGCTGGCCAGCGCCACTCCTTTCATCTCCGGGGCTTTCTCCTCGCGCTGGCGCGCCTTGCTCTCGGCAACGGCTTTGCGCAGCGCATACAGCGTATCGCAGCGCTCCAGGTCGATCTTAGCCAGCAGCGCGGCTTTTATCTCGTGGACGTATTGCCGAACAGCGCGCGGGACTGCAGTGCCAACGGCGCCAGCTTTCGGTCGGCCGCGGGTTGCATGCCACCCGTTAATCGCGTAGGCCTTGCTGATGGCCACGCTGAACTTCGCCGGCGTGGTCAATTTGTGCGATCGCGCATACTCCAGCAGCGCTGTCGCCTGATTCTCTGCCTTGCTCGCCGTCGCGCCTAGCAGACGCAGGGTTACTGCCAGTGTTTTCCGCATGATCAATGCTCCATTCTGTTATGTCCGTTATTCGTGGCTGCCGTTCGGACAATGCGCCAGCTCAACTTGAAGGGTAGTTAAACCCTGAGGTTTAGTCAAGTAAGGCGGAATGGGTATTTAGCGGGTAGGGAAATGCTTATTTACAGTAGTCTAGCCAGTTGTTCGCGCCGTCTTTCGTACGCTTTTCGCTTACTATTCTGTTCATTTACAATCTCTTGCACTTCTTCGCGCGTCATGCCGGTAGCCTCTTCCACTGAGGGATATACGTCTATAATAAGAGGTTTAGCCCAATCCAGCACGGCAAGTGGCATGTTCGGGTAGTCGCTTATGCGCGCCCAATCCTGCGCCTGGATCTTCCAGCCGAGATGGAATGACGCACGCCGGCTACCTTCGAGCAATCCGGGCGCAATGATGCGCACCTTGCAGTATAGCGGGCAGTTGGCTGATTCAGCAAACAATTTCCAACCTTTCTTGTGCACGCCTAGCAGTGTTTCAGGCGCGGGTTCTTGTATTCTGTAGCCGGTCGGCTTGTAGCCTTTACGGGGCATGTCGGTCTCCAAAGGTTATATAAGAGGTACAAGCTAGTATAACATGTCAATATGAATCTTATGCCGGACAATTAGCGATTCCATACGGGCGGATCGGATCGGAAACGGAAACCCCTTCCTTGAAGAAGGGTTCCGATACGACCGCATGGATCGATAGTCCCCCAAGTTCGAAGATTAATTATTATTATTGCTGGCGTTGTGTGTTGCTCGGGCGCCGCGGCCGATTGCGCTTGGCGCGGTACACTAGGACATGACTAGCCGCATATCAGAAGCAACAGCCGCACGCATCGCAGCAGCATGGGACGACATCCTAGTCGAGATTGAGGCCAACGGCATGATAGGCCAAGCGCTGCGCAAGCGCGACATTAGTCGCGGCATGATGAACGCCTACATGCTGAATAATCCGCGAGTGATTCCGGCATGGAACGCCGCCAAAGAGGCGAGCGCTGATTCATTCTCCGAGCAAGCGCTTGAGATGGCGCTAAACCCTGTCGTGGTAATTACCAAAGATAAGGACGGCGAAGCTTTGCCCGAGCCCCTAATAATCAAGGCGGATTCAGCGCACGCGCGCAACGCGATTGACACTCTAAAGTGGGCAGCTAAGGTGCGCAACCCTAAGCAGTACTCGGACAAGTCTAGCATTGACCTGAACGTGAAGACTGTTGATCTAACAGCGATTATCCGCGATGCGAACGCGCGCCTTGCTGCGTCTCAGCTTGGTCGAGTCATCGAGGGTGTAGTCGTAAAGCCCCAGCTTGAGGATCTGCTGTAGCCTGAATGTAGCACGATTGCGCAGTAAGCTACTGATTCTACACGCAGGCCGACGGATTGTATATCCAACGCTAGGGCGCCAGGTCGATTCAGGCAGGGGGGCCATAGTACCCCCGGCACCCCAAGCGCGCCGGGAAAACCGGGGGCGTGGCTGATGCGCCGCGACTGCGCAGTAAAAATTAAAAATAAAAATTGCCAGCACGATAGTTAATAATTATCGGCAATTGGCGGCTGATACACTGGTTCATGATTGGATCAGCCGCAGCCGAAACCGAAATACTCACGCAGTGCCTGGCCTTACGCGATGACCCGCTCGGCTTCGCGCATTGGGCTTTTCCGTGGGGGCGCGCGGGCACGGCGTTCGAGAAGTTCAAAGGCCCGCGCGAGTGGCAGTGCGAAGAACTCGACCTGATTGGGCAGCACATTCGCGCGCAGAGTTTCGCGATCGACAACGATCTTCCCGCGAAGATGTGGAAGTCTGCGTACGCCTCTGGCCGCGGCCCCGGCAAGTCCGCGCTGTTCGGCATGCTGGCCCACTGGCATGCGAGCACGCACATCGGCTCGACGACGATCGTGGCTGCCAACACAGAGGGGCAGCTTCGAAGTCGCACTTATCCAGAGTTCGCCGTGTGGACCGGCAGCGCCATCAACGCACACTGGTTCAACATCGAGACGCTGCGCATCGTCCCGGCCCCCTGGCTGCTCGACCTCGTGCGCAAGCTGCCCGACGAGGGTGGCCTCGGCATCGACCCGAAATATTGGTTTTGTCAGGGAGCGACCTGGAGTCCTGACAACCCCAATGCCTTCGCCGGGGTGCACAACCCGTACGGCCTGGCGCTGCTGTTTGACGAGGCGGCGGGCATTCCCAGCGAAATCTGGAACGTGTCTGAGGGCTTTTTCACCGAATCGAACCCTTACCGACTGTGGCTCGCTGCGAGTCAAATGCGAAACCGCAGCGGGCGGTTCTTCGAACTGTTCAACGACAAGCAGATGGGTGCCGGCTGGCGCACGCGCACGCTGTCTACGCGCGGCATGGACTCAGTCGACCAGACCGTCATCGAAGATCAGATACGCCGCTACGGCGAAGACTCCGACTTCGTGCGCGTCGAAATCATGGGGCTTCCGCCCCGCACATCTTCCGATCAGTTCGTAAGTTGGGACGCCGTGCGCGCGGCGCAGCAGAACGACCTATTCCGCGACGACGGCGAACCGCTGATCCTCGGCATCGACCCGGCGCCGCGCGGGAAGACCGCCTGGCGCTTCCGGCAGGGTCGCAACGCGCGCGACTGCTGCGGCGCGGCGACGCACGGCTCCTGGCTCGGCAAAGATAACGTGCAGATCGCGCAGGCCATTATCGACCTGGACGGGAAGTACAAGCCCGACGCCATCTGCATAGACTTCGGCATGGGCACGGGCGTCATAGATATTCTGAAGCGTAAGCGCACGAATGGCCGCGTGCACGAAGTTAAGTTCGGCGATGCCGCGCACGCCGGCAAGGACTCCGAGTACGCCACGCACGCCGCCGAACTGTGGTCGCTCGTGCGCGACTGGCTCCCAGGGGCGATGGTCGAGAAGGACGACGGCGAGAAGGGCACGCTGTCGCAGCAGTTGACCGACCGCGGCTGGCGCTGGAGTCAGCGCGAGGAAAATAAAAAGATACTGGAAACGAAGTCCGACATGCAAAGCCGTGGCGTGGCGTCCCCCGACGACGCCGACGCCCTCGCCTGCACGTTCGAAGTTAATCCTCCCCGGCGCATGGGACAGTCGCCGCGCTCGCGCCAACCTGTCGAGGGGTCCGGCGGGTCGCTGTTTTTCGACTGATATACTATTTCTATGAGCGCCTTATTCGGAACGTCCGCACCTACACCGGCCCCGCTGCCGGCCACGCCCGCGTCAGATCCTGCGGCGGAAGCTAACCGCATCGCCGCCGAGAACGCAGCCCTGGCCGACTCCAAATCGCGCGGCCGGCGCTCGACGATCGTTGGCGGCATGGAGCTGGCGTCGGAAGACCAGCAAGTTCGCGGAGCCGCGAAGCAGCGGCAGCGCGCGGCGGCCACTGAGCTAGGCTGATGGCAACCGACCAGCTGCAGGCCGTGTCGAAGCCGCGACTCGCGCGCTCAGGCAAGGAAATCAAAGAGCGCGTCGAGGCCTTTGTCGACGCCGAGCCGGCGGCGAACGTCATGCCGCTGAACCCAGGGTTCTTCAAACTGCAGCGCATGCGCGCGGCCGGCGGCGCCAAGGTGCGTGAATGACCGACGCAGCGCAGTTCCACGCTCAGCGGTTGCAGTCGCTGCGCACCGAGCGTTTCAATTGGGACGCGCAATGGGAAGAGGCCGCGGCGCGCATCATCCCGGCGCACAAGTCGTCCTTCCTCACCGGCGGCTCGCAGACGACCGGGCAGAAGAACACTGAGCAGCAGTACGACTCGACTGCGGCATTCGCGGCGCTGCGCTTCGCCAGCGTGATCGAATCCCTGGCGACGCCGCAGAACTCCGTCTGGCATTTGCTGAAGGCCGTCGATCCGGTGCTGCGCAGGAACCGTGCCGTGCGCCGTTTCTTCGACGACCTGAGCGAAGCGCTGTGGAACTATCGCTACCGGCCGACCGCCAACTTCGTCGGAAATAGTCAACAGGTCTACCTTTCCCTGGGCGTGTACGGCAACGGCATTCTCTACACCGACAAGCCCGATGGCCCGATGCAGAAGGGCGTGCGCTACCGCAACGTGCACCTGGGCGAAGCGTTCTTCGTCGAGAACCACGCCGGCATCGTAGACACGATGTACCGGCCGTTCAAGTTGACGGCGCGGCAGATGATCCAGAAGTTCGGCGAGGAAGTGGTGCCGGACGATGTGAAGGAAGCGGCGAAGCAGCCTGGCCAGACCGAGAAGCAGTTCGAAGTCCTGCACTGCGTTTATCCGCGCGCTGATTTCAATCCCGAGAGGGTAGATTCGAAGGGTATGGCGTTCGCGTCGCTGTACATCTTCTGCGAGAAGAAAGTCGTGTTGCAGGAAGGCGGCTACCGCACTTTCCCGTTCGCCATCTCGCGCTACACGCAGGCGTCCGGCGAAGTCTACGGCCGCGGGCCGGCGCAGTGGGTGCTGCCCGCAATCAAGGTGCTGAACGAAGAGAAGCGCACGGTGTTGAAGCAGGGCCACCGGATCGTGGACCCTGTGCTGCTCGCGCACGACGACGGCAACCTGGACAGCTTCAGCATGAAGGCCGGCGTCCTGAACGCTGGCGGCGTCAGCAAGGAAGGGAGGTTGTTGATACAACCGCTGCCGACAGGCAACATCGCTGTCGGCGACAAGCTGATGCAGATGGAGAAGGATGTCATCCACGACGCCTTCCTGATCACGCTGTTCCAGATCCTCGTGGACTCGCCGCAGATGACGGCGACCGAAGTGCTGGAGCGAGCCCGCGAGAAGGGCATGCTGCTCGCGCCGACTGCTGGCCGGCTGCAAGCCGAGTTTCTGGGACCGCTGATCGAGCGCGAGATTGACATCCTTTCGACGCAGGGCCTGCTACCCGCCGTGCCGCCGATTTTGCAGCAAGTGGCAGCTGAGTATCGCATCGAGTACAGCAACCCACTGTCGCGCATGGCGCGCGCCGAGAAGGCTGTCGGCTTCATGCGGGCGCTGGACGCTGCCGCGAACTACGCGAAGCTAACGGGCGACCCGGAGCCGCTGGACCATTTCGACTTCGACACCGCGATGCCCGAGATACTGGACATCAACGGCGCGCCGGTTGCGTGGACGCGCGACCCCGAGGACATCGCAGCGCGCCGCAAGCAGCGCAGCGACGCCGCGCAGGCGCAGCAGATGGTCGATGCTGCGCCCAGCGTCGCGGGAATGATGAAAAATATGCCGCAAGGTGCAGGGGGTAAATGAAGCTCAATCTGGGGTGTGGAAAGCGAAAAATGAACGGCTGGGTCAACGTAGACTCACAGCCGATGGAGAACCCGGACGTGGTTCTCGACCTGGCCGCCGAAGTGTGGCCGTGGGCTGACAACTCGGTGGACGAAGTATTCGCGTCGCACATGATGGAGCACATCCTGCCCGGTGCGCCGTTCTTTCACTTCCTGAAGGAACTGTATCGCGTCTGCTGCAACGGCGCGCAGATCAAGGTTATCCTGCCGCACCCGTCGCACGACATCTTTCTGAACGATCCGACGCACGTCCAGGCGATCATGCCCGGAACGCTGGCGATGTTCTCCAAGAGCTACGTCGAGAGTATGGCCGCGAAGGGCGACATCCTGACGCCGTTCTATCGCTACATCGGAGTGGACTTCCTGATCGAGAAGGTGCATTACAGGTTCGGGCCGGACGTTGATCTGGAAGACCCGGAACTGGAGTGGAAGGCGAAGCACCTTCGCAACATTATCTTCGAATGGCAGACGACGCTGACGGCGGTGAAATGAAGGACTGGCTGGAGAAAGTGCGCATCGCGCTGGGCGACCGGCGCTACGCCTATCGCGCGCTGTTCAAGGGGCCGCACGCCGATGTCGTCTTGAAGGATCTGGCGAGATTTTGCCGAGCCCATGAATCGACGTTCCACGCTGATGCTCGCGCGCACGCTGTCGCTGAAGGGCGGCGCGAGGTATGGCTGCGGCTGGAGCATCACTTGGAGTTGACGCCAGAGCAACTGTGGTCGCTTTATTCGGGGAGGCCAAGTGGCGAAAACTAAAACGAGCCGCAAGCACACGCCGGAACAGAAAGCGGCAGCCGCACTCCGCACTAAAGAATACCGCCGCCAATGGCGAGAGGCCAACAGGGAGAAGGCGAACGCGGCGCAGCGCAGGTGGCGGAAAGCTAATCCAGAAAAGACAGCTAAGAGCAAGCGGCGTGCGAACTTGAAGCTGTGGTACGGAGTAACCCCGGAGTGGTTTATAGAGACGCTGCTGGTGCAAGGCGGCTGCGCGATATGCGGAACGAAAGAGGCTAAAAGCCGCGGCGGTTGGAACGTAGACCACAATCACAAAACCGGCAAAGTTCGAGGCGTCCTGTGCGGGCACTGCAATCGCGCCATAGGTTCGCTGCTTGATAGCCCTGCAGTCTGCACCGCAGCGGCGGCGTATCTAGCTGCGCATTCGGAGGGTTGAATGTATCGCGACAACAAGCAAGTGCTGACGCACGACGAGCACCGATTTATTTTATCGCACGGCGCTCTCGGGGACGCCATCACTTCCCTGCCGGCGATCATCCATGCGCGCACCAACACGGCGCCCGTGATGAAAATGAAGGTCTACGTGGCTCCGTGGCAAGTCGAACTGATCGCGCACTTGCTCGCGCCCTACGGCCCGATCGAAGTGCTGCCGATCACGGAAGTCCCGCTGAACGCTAAGAAGCGGCTGGAAGTGTGGGGCGGCGAAGTGCCGAACTCCGTGAACGCCGCCGTGCATAACACGCACACGCGCAATCGCGTGCACATGGTTGACTACGCTTTCAACTTCCTGATCGACGCGCGGCCAGAGAACATGGCGCAGCGCAGTTATCCCGTGCTCGCGCCGCTCGGGCCGAAGATGATCGAAGGTAAGTACGTCGTGTTCCCTGTCGGCGCCACGAGCGACAACAAGCTGTTCCGCGCCAGCGTCATGGGGCCGCTGATCCAGTGGGCGCTCGACAACGACTACACGCCGGTTCTCGTCGGCACGAAGGTCAGCCACACGCGCGCCGAAATGGGCGACGGCAACACTGAGGCGATTGTCATCCAAGACGAAGTGGACAAGCTGCCGCCGGGCATGGTCGAGAAGTGCTGCGATATGCGCGAGCGCACGACCCTACTGGAACTGCGCGACATCTGCGGGCACGCTGCCGTGGTCGTGGGCGTCGATGGCGGGACGATCCACCTTGCCGGTACGACGACCACGAGCATCATTTACGCCAGCGGCACCACTTTGCCGAAGCACAGGTTCATCGCGCGCTACGGCGATCCGAGCTACCACATCCGGTACGTCGGGCCGCGGGATCTTCAGTGCGCTGGATGTCAGTCGAACTTTATCATGACACGATGGGATTTCAGATTCTGTCCGTACCAGGACAATGCGTGCATGGCGAAGCTGGATCCGGAAGACTTTATCAACGGCTTGAAGGAGATGGGATTATGAGCGGAGAAGCAGGCGCAGGCGGTGCAGGGGCCGGCGGTGAAGGCGGCGCGGGAGCAGGCGGTGCAGGCACCGGTGGCGAAGGCGGGGCAGGCGCAGCTGCCCCCTGGCATGGCCTTCCGGCCACTGATGCGGACGGCATCGCCTACGTCGGCACGAAAGGCTGGCAAGGACCGCAGGATGTCATCACTTCTTATCGCAATGCCGAAAAACTCCTGGGCCGCCCCGCGGACCAACTGCTCGCGATGCCGCGCGCCGACGACCCTGCTGGCCTGCTGGCGGTGTTCGACAAGCTCGGGCGCCCCGCTACGCCGGACAAGTACGAGTTCTCCGCGCCGCCCGCTGGCGTTACGCCCGACGCCGGATACGAAGCCTGGGCGCGCGGCACGTTCCACAAGGTCGGGCTGCTGCCGGGCCAGGTAAAGGCGCTGACCGCCGAGCACAACGCCTACGTGGCGAACGTCATGGCGCAGCAGCAGAAGGACTACGAACTCGCCGTGACGAACGACAAGGCGAACCTGCAGACCGAATGGGGCGGCGGGTTCGAACGCATGATGGCCTCGGCCAAGCACGCGGCGAACACCCTTGGCTTCAAGCCCGAAATGATCGACGCGATGGAAAAGAGCGTCGGCTACGCGGGCACGTACAAGTTCTTCGCCGACCTGGGCAAGAAGATGGGCGAGTCCACGTTCGTCAGCGGCGACGGCAAGAAGCCCGGCTTCGAAGGCATGATGACCCCCGCCGAGTCAAAGGCCGAATGGGAAGCCATGAAGACCGACCCGATCTGGGGCAAGGCGCTGTTTGACAAGTCGCACCCGAACCACAAAGCTGCCGTTGAGAAGCAGCAGCGTCTTTTTGCGCTCATGTACCCGGCGCAATGAACAGTAAGCGCAAAGAATACTGCAAGGCGTACTACCTCAAGACCAAGGAGCGCCAGAAGGCGCAGCGCATCGCGCGACGACTTGCGGATCCGCAGCGGCATCTGGCAAAGCAGCGCGAGCGGTACTACGGCATCTCGCCGGACGACGCCGAAGCGCTGTTCGAAGCGCAGGACAGGCGCTGCGCGATATGCCACACGGACACGCCGAACGGGCGCGGTACTTGGCACTTGGACCACGACCACAGGAGCGGCAAGGTGCGCGGCTTTCTGTGCCAAGGGTGCAACAACGGGCTCGGCTTTTTTCGAGACGACCCGCTGCGCCTTGAATTGGCGGCACGCTACCTGAGGGAGAACACTGATGGATGACCGCGAAATCCGGCTGCGTTGCATAGAAGCCGCCGCAAAAACCCCAACCGTGCACCCGAACGGGCACGCCTCTGGCGTGCAGGAAACGGCCGCGCAATGGGCGGCTTGGGTAGGGGGCGCAGTGCCGGGGGGCTTGACCCCGGCGCAGGAACCGCGCCCTGTTCTGGGTCTGCCAAAGAAGAAATGATTTCCCCCGTGGTACACTATTTATGTGGAAGCGAGAGTTTGGACAAGGCGTAAGCCCCCAAAACATAGATAGCTTCCCGAAGGCCCCCGAAATATTGGGATAAGCCGGCCGCGTTGCAGCCTTATTGCAACAAATCTGGTTTTGTAACCCCTTTATTTTTGGAGGCTTTCATGCCTGACAACATCACAGTAGCCAGCGTGCAAACGTATAAGGCTAATGTAGAGTTGCTCCTGCAGCAACAAGATTCCCGCCTCGCCGGCAAAGTCACGACCGGCGCCTATGTCGGCAAGGCCGCAAGCGTCGTCGAGCAGTTCGGCGAAGCGACCGCGGTGCAAAAGACCAATCGGCACGGCGATACGCCGCTGCTCGACATCTCCCAGGACAAACGCTGGGTGTTCCCGTCCGACTACGAGTGGGCGTCGCTCATCGACAACCCGGACAAGCTGCGCATGATCATCGACCCGACCAGTCCCTACGCGGCGGCCGGCGCGGCAGCGATGCAGCGCGTCAAGGACGACATCATCCTGGCGGCCATGTTCGGCACGAACTACACCGGCGAGAACGGCACCACGGCTGAGAGCTTCGGCACCGTCGATTCCGGCACCTATGACGTTGCTGTCGCTACTGGCGGCACGGCCTCGGCGCTGAACGTTGCCAAGCTGCAGCTCGCGATTCGCAAGCTGATCACCGCCAACAAGGGCGAACTGATGGAGCCGGTGTTCGGCGCCATCTCCAGCTACGAGCATGACTCGCTGCTGAAGGAAATCCAGATCGTCAACAAGGACTACGGCAACAGCGCGGTCCTGGTGGACGGCAGCGTCAAGCGCTTCATGGGCATTGACTTCACGCTGACCGAGCGCCTGACCGTCAATTCCAGCGGCAACCGTCTGATCCCGATCTGGCTCAAGAGCGGCATGCACCTTGGCGTGTGGAACGACATGAACGTGCAAGTCGGGCCGCGCGCGGACAAGAGCTACGCGACGCAAGTGTATCTCGCCATGACGCTCGGGGCAACCCGGACGCAACTCGGCAAGATCATCCGCGTCGGTTGCGACGACCAAATCTAATCGGAGGCTGATATGGCACTCGTTTCTACTTCTCAAGTTGTCACCGATCAGAGCGCGGTTCCGGTCGTCAAGACCAACGCGCAGGAAAAAGGCGCGCCGCTGCGCGTCGCCGAAGGCTACCTGGCCGCGGCGAGCTTCGTGGGCGGCACCGCCGGTCAATGGTACACCTTCGTTCGCGTGCCGGTTCGCGCGAAGATCGTGGACATCAAGCTGACCGGTGCCACAACCACGGCCGGCGCCGTCAAGTGTGGCCTGTATCGGCCGGACGGTATCGCGATCGATGACGACGTGTTCCACACGAACTACGACATGGCCGCCGAGAAAGACCATACGTCGATCCTGGTCACGCCTACCGCGCTGGAAACCACGCAGAGCATCGCGACCGCCTACGCAACGGCAATCGGCACCGCTGGCGCGACCGGCGACACCGAGGTCGACATCGCCCTGACGATCGTCACCGCGCTGACGGCAGGCACGAACCACGCCATGCACGTTTTGTACACCCTCCCCGAGTAATCGGGTTTCGGCCGGGGCCTTCGGGCCTCGGCACTTTTCTTGAGGGGATGACATGGCAGAACCGACAGTCTGGGGCTTTACTGGCGTAGCCGGGGCGACGAACACGTTCCCGATCGAAGGCGCGAATCTGTACGGCGTAGACATCGCCGGCACCTTGGCGCCCGCGCAGGTCAACCTCGCCGACAACATCATCTTGCTGCTTACGGCGACGAAAACCGATGCCGAAATCGTGGCGGCGATGCAGGCGTTCATCCAGCGCTACGGCGCCGGGCACGCAGGCGCAGGAGGCGTGCCGACGCAGGCCACGCTGCAAGTCACATCGACGCTGACCGAAACTTCGTAGGAGAGACGACATGGCAACATTCGCAGCAGGAATAGCCGACACGGACGGCATCCAGATGACCGAGAACAGCGTCTTGTTCGATGTCAGCGGTGGCACGCTCGACAACAGCAATGTCGTCCAGGTCAATTGGGACAGCACGGTGTTCACCGGGCAGGAAGGCAAGCAGCGGCTCGTCGCCGCGATGGAATTGCTGACGCGCAGGATTCAGACAGCGAAGCTGTGGCCCATCACTGCGGCCGCGTAGGAGGTAGACCATGGCGACCGCTTACCTTCGCGAATACGCAGACATCGCGCACACGTTCAGCAAGTCGGTGCAGGCAGGCGCCGAGCCCGCAAATCTGGATCAGACGATCACGACCAGCGGTACTGCTGCGGCGTCGGCGGCATTCAACGCGAACACGAAAGTCGTGATGCTGAGCACCCCCGCCGCGCAAGCGGTGGCGTGTTTGTTTGGCGCGGACCCCACCGCGACGGTGACGAACTGCCGCATCCCGGCGAACAGCATCGTCTTCTTCGGCGTGAAGCCTGGGCAGAAGATCAGTCTGATCGACGTGACTTAGAGCGAGGCGCGCATGAACACAATCACTTCAAAGAATACGCACCAGGATCTGCAAGGCGTACTTGGCCTTCTGGCGTTCCTGTCCGACAAGGAAGCGTGCGCTGCGCGCCTTGCAGAGCTGCAAGCGGCGGCCGATGCCGCGTCGGCCGTGCAAGACGGCGCGGCGGCAAAAGTCGCGGCCGCGGACGCCGCAGTCGTCGTGGCCGCAGAAGCAGCGGCGGCGCAAGACGCGGCGACGCGTAAGCAAAGCGCTGCGCTGGACAAGCGCGCACGTCAACTCGACGCACGCGAAGCGGCTGTGGCCGACTTGGAAGCTGCGAAGGCGGCGGCTGCGGCGGCTGAGACTCGCGCGAGCGATCGCGCTGCCGCGCTGGATGCGCGCGCCGCTGAACTGGAGAAGCGCGAAGCCGCAGTGGCGCAAGCGGAGCAAGCGCACGCCGAGGCCAAGGTAGAACTCGACCAAAGAATTGCAAAACTGCGCGACGCGGTAAAGTAGC